ATCAGTTAGCTTGGGGCCGCTGATTGTGCAGAATGGCTGGGCCAAGCGACCTTTATCCATCAATTTCATAGCTTTCACAGAGAGGCTCTAAATATGCTGCAACCCTACAAGGGCGCGAACACGGCCCAATTTTACGTCGCCGAGCTAACCCCCGGCGTAACCCCGACGAGCCCGAGCTGGTCGCCGCTGCGCAACACAGGGGGCATCCCGGCCGTAACCCGCGACGCGCTGGTGTCGAACGAGCTGGACGGCAGCCGCGAGGTATCATCCATCCGCACCGGTAACAAGCAGGTCGCCGGGGAATACGCCATCGAGCTGAGCGCGTCCAGCCAAGACGAGCTGCTGGCCGGGGCGATGACCAGCTCCTGGCAAGCCGGTTCCACCGTTGCGGGTCTGACCATCGATGTGGCCGCGTCCGCGAAGACGTTCACCCGCTCGGCAGGCGACTTCACCACCGCCGTGGAAGTGGGCGACCTGGTACGATTCCCTGGGCTGGCGGGCGGTAATGCGCTGCCGTTTGTCGTGACTGCTGTTACCCCTCTGGTTATCACCGGGGCGGCCATCAGCCACACCTTGACAGATGAGACCGACACCGCAAGCGACCTCGTTGTCGCGGATAAGTTGGAAACCGGCAACCTGTGCAAAACATTCTCCGTCCTGACTTGGTTCAAGGGCACATGTGGCGGCGCAGATAGCTACCTGCTGACCAAGGGTGTAGAATTCTCTGGCTTCACCATCGAGCAGGCTGTAAACGCCATGGTGACGGGCTCCTTCCCGTTCATCGGCTTGAGCCAGGAGGTGCTTACCGCGCCGCCTGCGGGCTCAACCTTCACGGTGAATTTCGACGCCCAGCCGTTCGCGAGCGTGGACGTGTCGGCCTTCAACGGCACCGCGCCGCTGAAACTCATCGACACCTTCACCATCACCAACGACAACGCGGCTTCTGCCCAGTTCGAGCTGGGTAACAGCTCTGTGGCGTTTGTTGAACGCGGCCGCGCGTCCAACACGTTTTCCCTGGCGGGCAAGCTGTACGACACCACGCTGCTGAATCTGTTCCTCAACGAAACCCAGATTGAGCTGACCTCGATTCTGGCCGGGCCCGACGGCGCGATGTCGTTCACGTTGAAACGCGCCGAACTCACGGCAGCCACCCCGGAAATCGGAGGCCCTGAGTCGGTAACGTTGTCCCTTGAGGGGCAGGCCACCGGGAACAGCATCCAGTCGTCCATCGTTATACAGCGCCTCTCCTACGCATAACAAAGGGCCTTCGGGCCCTTTTTCTTTAGTACAGCCCGTATCGGACGCGGTAGTAGCAATTAGACCCACGATTACACCCCTCTCCGCTTTTAAAGGCATCAGCTACGCCGTCAAACGCCTTCCACTCCAGCTCACGACACTCTTCAATTGGTTTACCGGGAACAGGCACAACCCCCTCCTTGCCGTTCACACAGTCGTACATAAACGTTCCTGGCATCCCCGCCGCCATATTCTGCGACGCGGAGCACCCCGCAAGGCAAAAAGCCACAACCGCGATAAGTCGTTTCATCGTCACACCTCCTGATTAATACATTACTATATTTAACCGCGCCCGCCTTGGTGTCAACCCTTAGTAGCGCGTTTCCTTCATAGTGGTATGATTAGCGCATCACTAGCAGAAGGACAAACCCATGGGACTCTTTGATTTCTGGCGCAAAAAGCCCGCGCCTAAAAAGGCCGAGCGGATGACGCTCGCCGACTTCGCCTACGCCGACAAACAAGCGGCTGGCACTATCATGCAAATCCCGCTGCCGAGTGGCGAGGATTCCGGCGAGTGGCTGCGCGTCGTCGGCCCGTACTGTGACCAAGGCGTTACCGCCGCCCGAGACTACGCCCGCGCCTTCACCGCGCTGCGCGACGAGATGGCTCCGCTAGATGCCGAGTGCGCCGAAAAGCAGGACTGGACGCGATACAACACCGAAATGAACTGGCGCACCGACGAGCTGAACGACGTTCTGGCGGCTGCCGTTGTTATCGGCTGGTCGCTCGATGACGAGTTCACCCTCGGCAACCTCACCGAGCTGTTGAAGCAGTACAAGGGGTTGTCTACCTACATCGCCAAGCATTTCCAGGAGAGCCGGAAAGCCCTGCTGGAAAAGTAGAGGCGCTGTATGAATATGCCCAGTGGTGCTACGTCGGAAGCCAGAAAAAGCAGAAGTTCGACAGTATCGCCGCAGGGCATGAGGCTGCGCTTATCTCGATGGGCATCATCCGAGCCAAAGAGAAAGCGCCGGAACAGGGGCCAGAGTGCCCCGCCATCTTCGCCGATGTGATGGCTAAGTACCGGGCCTTGAAATTCGTACAGCGCAGAACAGACGACGCAGTGAAACTGTATCCCCGCGAGCAGTTGAGCTGGCAGGACTTGGCGGCGTACCAGCAGACAACCGGCGAGCGTATCACCCTGCTTGAATCCGAGCTTATAATGGGCCTAGACGGCATTTTTGAAGGACGTGACGATGGCTGATGCAGCATCCTTGATAGTAAGGGTAAAGACCGAGGGCGCGGAGCAGTCTGCCAAGCAACTGGACGCGCTAACCCAGTCCTCGACCAAAGCCGATACGGCAGTAACCAAGACTGGCGCGGCAGCCGAGAAGGCGGCCCCGAAGATGAGCGGCTTCGGCACCAAGGCCCAGCAAGCCGGTTATCAGATCCAGGACTTCGTGGTGCAAGTCCAGTCTGGAACGTCGGTGTTTGTGGCATTTGGGCAACAGGCATCCCAGCTCGCTGGTGCTCTCGGCCCTGGGGGTGCTGTGCTTGGCGCGGTTATTGCGCTAGGTGCTGCCGTTGGCGGCGTGCTCTACAAGTCGATGGGCAACGCCAAGCTGAGCGCCGAGGAGCTTGAAGCGTCCGCCAAGCAGCTTGACGCAGTGCTCCAGAAGAACGCGCAGGGCGTGTACGAGCTATCTGATGGCTTCATCACGCTGGCGAACAACGTAGAGACCGCATCGCAGGCTCAAGCCAAGTTCTACGAAGCCCAAACGGCAACCGTAACCCAGACGCAAGGGGCAATCGAGGCGGCAGCGGGCTTGGTGGATGGTCTGGAATCTTGGTATCGCATATCCGCGACCACCGCCGACTCCATGATTGACCTAGGTCAAACCACCGTCACAGTTTCGGATTACGTCAACAATCTGGCGGAGAAGTTTGGCCTGACGTATGAAGAGGCCCGTGGCCTTGTCCCGCTGCTCGCTGACGTGCAGAAGAACGCCACACCTGAGAACATTAAGGCCCTTGGCGACGCCACGGGGCGACTGGTCGATAAATACGGCAGCACCAACGCTGAATTGGTCAAGTTCAACGGCGGCCTGTTCGAGAACATCGGCAAGCTGGCCGAGGCTAAAGCTCAGGCCGACGCCCTGGCGGGGTCGCAAGGCGGGCTGGCGGGCTCCATCAATTCCACCACCCAACGCCTCAAAGAGCAGACCGACCAGATCATCCGCAATGTGCAAATCGGCAACATGGCGGATAAAGAGCGGATAGCCGCGCAGGCACAGGCCGACAAAGAGGCGTTCGCCAAGCGAGAAGGTGTAACCAAAGACCAGATCGACGCATACAACGCTGCCCGCGACGAGCAAGCCCGTCAGGACATTCAGCGCGTAATCGACACCGAGAATAAGAAGGCCGCTGCGGAAGCGACCGCCGCAAGTAAACGCGCTGCCGCAGAAACCCGCCGTGCCGAGAATCTGGCGGCCCAGCAGAAGAAGCAGGCCCAGACGTTCCTCGACACGCTGGCCCGTCAAAATTCTGACGAGCTGGCGGCTATCGACGAGGTAGAGCGTCAAAAACTCGCCAAGCTGCAAGAGTTCCAGATGCAAGGCGCTATCTCGACGCAGCAGGCCGAGGACGCCAAGACCCAAATCATGGTGGCCGCCGAAGACGCCCGCCAAGAGGAGCTTGCCAAGCGCCGCCGCGACGCCCAACAACAGCAGTTCGAGAAAGAGCAGATTCTCGCCGAAATCCAGAGCCTGAACGCCTCGGAGCTGGAACTTGTCGAGATACAAGAGCAGCAGAAAGCCAGCATATTACAGCGCTACCGCGACGAGGGAATCCTAAGCGAGGAAGAATACCAGGGTGCTCTGGTTGAAATCGCCGCCGAGGCGAACAAGCGCCGCCGCGATGCGTATGCCTCCGTGCTCGGGCAAACCACGGATGACCTGAAAACGGCGCTCGGGGAAGGGAACAAGCTGTATAAGGCTTTCGCGGTAGCCAATGCGGTGATGCAGACCTACCAGTCGGCGACGGCGGCTTACCAATCGGCAGCAGCTATCCCGGTTGTCGGTTTCGCGTTGGCGCCAGTAGCGGCGGCGGCGGCCGTTGCGGCTGGCTTGGCGAACGTGGCCCGCATCAAGTCGGCGCGTGAGCAGGGCGGCAACTTGTCCGCTGGGCAGATGTCCACAATTGCCGAGCGCGGCCAGCCGGAAGTCATCATGCCTGCGTCTGCGTCCCGTGTGCGCACTGCCCAGCAGATGAAGCAAATCATGGGTGAGAACGCTGCGAGCAGTCAGCCGACTACAGTCCAAATAGTGAACCAGACCACTGGGCGCATAGACTCGGCGACCACCGAGCGCATGGACGAGGCGACCTTGCGTGTTATCATCCGGGAAACC